CTGCTGATATAAATAGACCGTGGTCGAATACATAGGAATCTCCAGCGATATTTATGGGTGAAAACGTCTTTGCGAAACTAACAGAACAGTATCCGTTCATCACTCTGTGTGTGTATTCAGGAGTGGAATACATCGGGCTCATACAGAATCGCGACGATGCCGTGACCACGATCTATGATTTTGGCGCCATCCAGGATCCTGCGTTGAAACGTCAGTTCATTGATCAGGCACAGATATGGTGGTGGGAAAGCAATCGCAGCATACCTATCAACATATTCCTGGGACGAGATTGGTTACCGTTCCGTCCCTATCTAAGGACCTTCAGCAATCGTGATCTCGAAGTCATACATGGTCCTGTGTGCAGTCTCGCAGATATAAATCGCAAAAAAACCAAGCGCAAATCAATCACCCTGGTGCGTCACATCACTGATTAGGTTCATGTGCAGGGCCACAAGGGCAGCATAGCCCACGGCATGTGCTTTCTTGAACACATAACCCCGGCTGTCATCGCCATCCCACACCGACGCAAAAACTTCTGACCATGGACGATCTTGCAGATGTGCCTTGCCGGGCCGGATCACGGAGATAAATGCGGCCATCCTGGCAATGCTGTCGGGACGCATGCGTGACAAGAGATCGGTATAGTTGCCAACGTGCACCAGACCGCGGCTCCATTCTGGATCCTGCCATAGTCGTGGCCAGTCCGGTTCTCTGTTCAGCATGGTCTCGTAGTGTTCGGGATTTTGCACTAGTTGATATACCGACATGTTGAGCAGGTCGATCTTGAAATAGCCTCTGGATTCTGCTGACTCATAATCGATGGCCGCACAGACATTCACGGCATCACGCGGTATGTCCGTGACATACACACCGCTGTTGTGTCGGCGGACCTGGCCATCTGTGATCTGGCGTGCGGGCACATGTTCAATCAGGCCCAGTATCTGGGTGCGATCAGCGAGGTCGATGTCGATGTCTGCGCTCATCACCAACCTGCCTTCCGCAGCATCTCGCGCACATACTCGGTGTCAGCAGGATAATCTCGGAACCGCCTCTGCCAGAAGTCTGCATCGATCATGCTCCAGATCATGGCCACCTGATCAGTATTGATGCGCGCCAAGAAATCCATACCACTGTCTGAGTTGTACAGCACCCAGGCCGTGATGCGCCCTGTAGTCACGGCATGACAGATCACATTGTCATTGCCGTAGCGCAGATAATCTCGGTCGGGATTGCCGGTCTGTTCGGCCCAGTCTATGGCTGTTTCCAAGGCGCGACCCAAGGCATCTGTGGCAGCTTCCGATCGCACGTGCTCCACGAGATAGTCCAGGTATACACTGTCTCTGCACCAGTGGTCTATCTTTCGATTTTGTCGTACTACCCAGTCAATGAATCGATCTGTGTTCACCGCCCGGATGGCCACACAGTAACGACCAAATTTCACGAAAGCACGATAGTACGGAGACCGCGCAAAATCATCAAATGTTTTTAACCGCGCTGATCCTTGTGTGATCTCATAAAAGCGCAGATAGGCCTGCATGCCCAGTTGCACACCTACTTCATCGCGCTCCTGGTATCGCCGTTTGGCTTCACAGAGATGCACAGCCAGACTGGATTCTCGCCGGAATGATCGTTCACAATATTGGCACTGGAAGCCAACGTCAGTCTGTACTGCCGTGCTCACGCAGATATTCTCGCAGTTCTTTCTGGTCCACCAGGGCGGCCAAGGTTTCTATGTCTGAAATCTTCATGGCAGGATAAAGTTCCAACAACATCTTTCGCACTTCGTTGCTGCCAGTTTCTTTTTTCTTGGGGGCGATCCAAGGATGGTCTTGCGCGCCTAGGCAAGGACTCACTGTGGTGGCCATTAACCATTGCAGGCGAGGATGACGATTTACTGCAAAGAAATGTCGATTCAGTCGCTCATTGGTGGCTATCACATAGAATTCTTGCAGTTCGCGACTACCTCGCACAGCGGAACCCCAACGTATCATGAGATAGTTGGAAAACTTTTTACGTTCTTCATCAGTGAGATCGTCGTAGAACCGTCGATTCTTGCGATCGAACTGCTGCATCTCGTTCCGGATAGAAAGTTTTTCCACTACCAGGCCCGATTGTAGTCTACTATTTCGCAGTTGCGACTGATGTCTTTCACAAAGTAAACGCACTCCGGCTCAGGATCATCGGTCAGTGGCACGGCCAACATCTGTCCGTTCTTGAGTTTTGGGGCATACCATGTGACTTCATGATAAACATCCAGGATCTCTATGTCCAAGAAACTGGGTCGAAAACTGGTGAGCGGATTGAACTGGAACACCCGGAATCCGCGATCGTTGATGGACGTCAATGGTAACATTTCTAGATCTCCAAGATCTGGTTCTCCAATCAAGACCTGCCAGTCCATGGGCATGCGGATCTCTGCTTCTCCGATGCGCAATACCAGGGCTGGCGCAGCAAAACTTTCCAGGAAGATCAGGGGAATATAGTGATAGTCTGGGTTATGAGGATCTGAGTTATCAAAGATCGCAAACCTCATGTCATCTACTTCGTCCGGCAAATGGTCCAGATCGTAAAACTTGTTTTCTAGTGTGAGTATACGCATGTGATTATATTACAGATATCCGACACAGATGTCAAGTCTGCCATTCCAGTCGTTCGTGCGTGAAAGGATATCGCGCTTCTTTGTAAAAGGCTTTGCGCTTGGTGAGATGTCGCTTGGCAAACTTGCAGGTAGAAGTTATGTCCCAGATCTGCACGAAGTCTTTGTCTTCGGCTTTGCGGATGCCTCTCCCGATGCTCTGTATGACCCGGACGAAACTTTTGCCTGGTTCCACCAACACAAGATTAAAGATCCTAGGAATGTTGATGCCCACCGCAGCCACACCATATGTGGCCACGATGATCTTGTCCGTGGCTTCGGCCACTTCATCGTACTCACTCTGTCTGTCCTTGGCCTTGGTAGCACCCGATACGAACACTGCCCGATCTCCCAGTCTTGCGACCAGTTCCTGTCCAGCCGCGATACGGTCCACTAGCACCAGGGTATTGCCGGTGTTGTTGACTTCACGGATCACCGATGCCATGGTATCTAGACGTCCTGATTCCTCTAAGAGATACTTCAGTTCGCTCTGATAGTTCGTGTATTCCACATGGTCTACCAACTGCACGATGTTGACATGGCACTGTGCCAGCACGCCACGGTCCTGCAGTTCGGCCGCTGCCAGCCTTGACACCACGGGTCCTAGGCTCACGTGTATGGCCTGGAACTCAAACTGTTCCTTGGGCACTGTACCAGTCAACCCCCAGCGGATAGGCACTTGTGACATCACGCCGGTGAGCAAGGTCTTAAGTGCATCAGCCTTGGCCATGTGTACTTCATCCACGATCACGCACACCACATCTTCAAGGAATTCGCCAATGGTGATGTCCGCTGATTGATTTTTGGTGTTTTTCAGCAGGACGTTGAGGCTCTGCCAGGTACAGATGGTGTGCTGGCGGCCAAACTCTTTCCTATCGCCAAAGAACACACCGGTATCCAGTCCAAGGTTGATGTAGTCTTTTTCTGTCTGGGTCACAAGGCTCTTGTTGGGCACGATCACGATGCTTCGACCGTAGGGTGTGACGGCATGACTCAAGGCCGCGGTCATCACGGTCTTGCCTGCGCCAGTGGCCACTTCTTGTATACATTGTGGATTGGCCAGGAAGTCATTGATGATATCCACCTGGTAATCTCGTAACATCACGGGTTCACCGGCCTGCGGATGCCCGCGTGGCCAGGTATACTCAACAAAGGTATTTTCCGCCACAGGAGAAAATTCAAACGTGGTACGATACTCGCGTTGATCATCTAGTTCGATATCGTAGTTAAGTTCTTCCAAGACAGGTATGATTTCTGGCAAGAGATTCACGTAAGTGGATCCGCCCAGTTGGAAGAATGACACCTTGCCATCCCAGCGTCCCAATCTTACCGCAGGAAGATAGCGAGCGTATGAGACATCGTATTTGAATCGATTGACCAAGGTACGACGTGCATCGAGTTCCAACCCCTCGATCTTCACGTTGACTTCGTCTCGTATGATTAGTCGTGCCTGTCGCATGTTGTGAGTGTACAGGCTTTATTTACTGAAGTCAAAAAAACCGGTACCTTTTTGGGGTACCGGTATAAAAACGGACCGCCTAGGAGCTAGACTGTGCGGGCGATCCGGTTACTGCTAACCATGCCGCATGCAGGTGCTCTCTGCCAGCGCCTGCCAGTTGGTACCAATCTTGGTGAGATCTGCGATCTTCAGCGCCATGCGCAGGCTGATCTCGCGTAACCGTGCATGATTGTCCTGCATGAACTGCACGATCTCTTCGCCCTGCTCCGGCGTCAAATCATAGTCCTGGAACAGATCCCCTTTGCGGAAGATCTGCCGGATGCGCAGGATCTTGTCGCGCGTGGTGTCCAGGGTAAGGTCCAGGAAGTGGCAGCGACTCTGCAGGGCTTCCAGGTGGTCCTGCAGTTTCTTCGATTTAAGGTGATCAAACTTCAAGTTCGTGATAAAGATCACCGAGCCCTTGAAGTCAAACGCGTCAGGCACGCCTTCACGGCGCAACATGGAACTATCGGCGTTCCAGTGGATGCGACGCTTTTTGCCCGAGTCCAAGGCTGCCTTGAGGATGTTCAAGGCAACATCGTCCAGCAGGATCGAGTCACAGTCGTCAAACACCAACACGTTCTGCGGGTCGGAATTTTTGTACAGGGTACAGTACAAGCCAATGGGTGTCATGGCACCCTTGATTACCTGATACTTTACCTTGCGGCTGGAGATCTGATCAAACATACCAGCCTTCTCCAACTGATACTCCACGCCGTAGGATTTGCCTACTCCGGGAGGGCCAACCACGATCATGGCACGGATGTCGCCGGCGATGGCTGCTTTGGTCATGTCGTCCAGGATCGAGAACCGTTGCTCGATACGATCCATGACTTGTTCGTCGGTTTCTTCGGGTCGTTTGAATTCAAGCACACGATCTTCTTTGCTCACTGAGCGGTCTCCTGTAAATTCGATGTCATCGATGGATTCTACACGGATGCGGATCTGGTCCGGCATGCCAGGAAAAACTCCATCATTACTTACCACCACGTTGCCGCCTCGGGCGTCGGTCTGGAAATCCCGCACCAAGGTAAACTTCATGCCACTTACATCTTGTTTACGGTATTCACCGCTACGGATCACGACTTGGGTCATGGTCTAGGCTCCTATGTGTTATTGTCTAATTATTATACGAAATTGCGATTTACCGGTCAACCACCGCCAAAATCTGCTGAGTTTCTTGGGGCAAAAACTCAACAAGTTGGTCAGTGCTTACTGACATTAGCAGAGCATACAGGGCATCACTTTGACCGTCACGGAGATCCTGCTCGATCTGATGGATCACCTCTGACATGATGATTTCTTGTTTGGACATCACCAGCTCCTGGCGTTTGTTAATGATGTCTAATTATAACCGAATAGGATTTTCTGGTCAACCACAAAAAACCCTGCCCAGGGCAGGGTTTTTTTCCTAATTATTCCGGTTGTGGATCAGATTCAGGCGGAGAGGCAGCGTTGACATGCATAGTAGCGGTAAAAGTGCTGCCAGCCGGAATGCACCACCACCATTGACCAGGGATGTCAGGATTGAAATGGTCCAAAAGGGCAACGCCGTCGATAGCCGCATCGGTAAAGGGATGCGGATACACAACACCGTCAACTTCTGTTATGAAAATCGGCATGAAAATATTTGCATCAGCGTCATAAGGGTTATTAGCAAAAGTTTGCGCCAGTAAGACAGGACTTCCGGTGACCGAAATACTGATCTGTTTAGTGCCCGCGAAATCAGCAGAATCCTGCCAAGTCCATCCTAGTGGTGGCGCAACAAACTCTGGATCAGGCAAGGTTGGCCATGGTTGGTCCAAGGTTGTTACTGTACCAGAGAACACTGTGTTGCCATCAATCTGGCATGTTACCTGGCTAACAGTTGACCCATAGCCCTGGGCGTTTTGTATGAAAGTTCTGTCCGTCATGTCGTATCTCCGATGCTGTATTTATACATCAGCGATGGTCCACAACCGTTGTACCACGGGATCTTGCACTTCATGCGGTTTGGGTGATCCATGGAATATCATCACCGAAGTATCTGGATCCAGCACGGAACCTGCATCGGGTCTGCGATACACGCGACTGCGCATGTCCATGCCACCGTCCTTGATCTGCCAGCGCCAACTCTTGATCAGGTGTTCGGGCATGAAACGCAGATGCCGATCTGTGAGCACAGAGTTTAGAAAATCCTGATCACCATGGAACTGCCGTGTGACAGCAGCGATATTGTGCTCTTGGAACTGCTGCCAGATCCAGCGATATCTCACGGTGTCCCACAGCATGATACTGGAATTGATACCGCGCCAGTTTGGCCGCCAGAGATGCCGGAAATCGCGTATGGTCCAGAAATATTCTCCTGGCAAGCTCAGCATCCAATCGATGGGACGTGCTATCACCACATCTAGGTCGAAATACAACAAATGACCTTGCACATGCACGCCGTCAAACATCTGCATCTTGTACCACCAGGCTTTTTTACGTCCTCCTATGCCGGGCCAGTCCTGCAGGATGTGCTTGATCATGGTGGCCGGCACAGGACGATCATGCTCTGTGAACACATGGAAACGCACTGGGCAGGAGAGATTGGTGGTGACCATGTGACGCAGCCGTTCCACATAGTCCCAGGAGTACAGATTGCCATGTATCACACAGGCACAGTCTATGGTGTCGCGCATGATCTGCCTTTGTTGTTTTTTCACTGGGATATTTACCGCATTATCTACGCACATAAATATCCATATGAAAACCATCGTACTCGTAACCGGAGGATTTGACCCTGTGCATTCCGGGCACATCGCATACCTAGAAGCAGCACGACAACTGGGAGACATCCTGGTAGTGGGCGTAAACTCAGATGCCTGGCTGGAGCGCAAAAAAGGCCGTGCCTTTATGCCCTTGAAAGAACGCATCACTATCCTGCGCAGTCTCCGGGGCGTGGACTTTGTGATAGACTTTGATGATCGAGATGGGTCGGCCCGCAGAGCCATCACCATGACCCGACAGAGTTATCCGCAGGATCGCATCATATTCGCCAACGGTGGAGACCGCACCGATGCCAACATCCCCGAGATGGATGTTGTAGATGACAATCTCGAGTTTCGCTTTGGCGTGGGCGGCGAAAACAAACGCAACTCAAGTTCCTGGATCCTGCAAGAGTGGAAAGCACCGCAGACACGCAGACCCTGGGGATACTATCGGGTACTGCACGAAGCACCTGGTGTGAAAGTCAAAGAACTCACTGTGGAACCTGGTGGCGCCCTAAGCATGCAGCGGCACCAGGAGCGTGCGGAATTCTGGTTGGTGAGTTCAGGCGAGGCCACGGTGTACACCTTGAACGCTGCCACTGACGCAGAACTGCAGGGACGCTATGATCGGCATGAATACCTGCACATTGCCACGCATGAGTGGCATCAGTTGGTGAACGAAGACCCTAACCCACTCAAGATCGTGGAGATCCAGTACGGTGATCGCTGCGAGGAAACTGACATAGAGCGACAGGGGCTATGAAACCCATACCAGTGTTCGTGGGCTATGACCCCAGAGAAGCCATAGCCTATCATGTGTGTGTGAACTCTATCATACGCAATGCTTCGGCGCCTGTGGCCATCATACCCGTGGCCTTGAATCTGTTCCAGGACTACCAAGAAACCCACGGCGACAACTCGAATCATTTTGTGTACACACGGTTCCTGGTTCCGCACCTCATGGGGTTCACGGGTCGTGCCATATTCATCGACGGCGACATGATCGTGCGCGGAGACATCGTTGAACTTTTCGAGTCATTCCAGTTGGGACACGATGTGGCCGTGGTCAAGCACGATTACCAAACCCGGATGACAGAAAAATACATGGGAGCCAAAAACGAAAACTATCCCAGGAAGAACTGGAGTTCAGTCATAATATGGGATTGCCAAACTTTTCCTAACCGCAAACTCACGCCGGAGTTCGTGCAGAAGCAGCCCGGCAGTTTCCTGCATCGCTTTTCCTGGATCCAGGATGACCGTATCCAAGCGTTACCGCCAGAATGGAACTGGTTACCAGACGAACTTGGTCCTAACCCTGATGCCAAACTCCTCCACTACACTCTAGGTACACCTTGTTTCCATGAATTCGCTGACACTCCACAAGGCGCGGAGTGGCATCGTGAGCGCATACTCACTGAATACTGCCAACAGAGACTCTAAAATTCATATGCAAAATGATCGATGACCCGGGCAAATGTTTCCTGAACCCGTTGCCGGGATTGATCAGTGTAAAACTGTTTGTAGTCTCGCGACTCTCTCATGCCAGACTTTTTGAAAACTGACAGCATCTCGCCCGCGTAAGGCACCGGTATGGTAGCCAGTTCTTGATGTAGATTCTCGTATCGCAATACCTTGTCTACCACCGGACCGGCATCACCAGCGAACATCGGCCATGGATCCAGTGTGTGCAATGCAAAGTGCGAGACCCAGTCTGCAAAATCGCCAAATTCTTCCAGGCTGACTCCTTGAAGTTCAGCATAACCTCGGAACCAAAAATATGCCGACACCACGGTATCCCATGGGTTCCTGACCACTGCGAAAGAATAGAACTTGCGCCATTCTCTAGAACGATGTTCGGCCAACCATCTCCATCCCACGTGGCCTTTTTTCATCTTGATGGGATTAAGGCTGGGTGTTCCATCCAAAGCACTGCCAGAACATATGTCCTCGGGACCCAAATAGGGAAATAAGTAATGTTCAATGCTGCTACCTGCGGTTTTTTTGGTTTTGATGAAAATGAATTGGTACCGGTAGCTGATTATCATAGAAATACTTATCGACCTGAAAATATCAACCGTGATCTACGACAAAAGTAATTTTTCCATTGCGGCCTTGCACACCGCGGATCTGATCTATGGCTCGGGCAAAAGCAAAGGATTGGATCGCAAACGCCACCTCTTACAGGCCATGTGCCATGTTGATCTCACAGGGCATGTGATGGAGTTTGGTGTCTATCGTGGTAAGACCATGCAAATAATCAGTGAATATTTTGCTGATGAAATCTGTTGGGGTTTTGACAGTTTTGTGGGATTGCCAGAGCCCTGGCACATCCGTAGAAATCAAAATGCCAAGACACATCCTGCAGGCAAATTTGACATGCGGCTGGAAGCACAACAACCGGTGTTCCGTGACAATGTGCGACTGATGCCAGGATGGTTCGAAGATTCCTTGCCGCTATGGCTGAGAGACCATGCGGGACCAATCAAATTCATACACATCGATTGCGATCTCTATTCCAGCACGCTCACGGTGTTAGACCTTGTGGATCCTTTTATCCAACCGGGCACCGTGATAGTGTTTGATGAGATGTATCCCTGGAATGATGCTGCAGATTATGATCTATGGTATGAAGGAGAATTCCGCGCTCTCAATGAATGGTTAAACATGCACGATCGACAGATACGACCGCTGTTGCGCAGCGGTCATCAACAGTGCAGCATCAAGGTCTGCGGATGAGCAAGCACTGGATTTTCCTCAGCAAAGATGGAGCAGATGAATACATCAACATGTTGGCTCAAAGCTGCGGAGCGCAAATCACTGACACCAGAAATTTTGATTACGACGCTACCACTTCGCCCATAGTGCTACGTGGCATACTCAAGCACAAGATCATGCACCAGTGCTGGCGAGACAGTAGGGATTTTTACTATGTTGATACCGGCTATTTCGGCAACGGGGCGATGAAACTGTATCATCGCATCGTGAAAAACGATCTGCAACACAGCGACATAACACCCTGCAAAGATGATCGTTGGCACCGCCTGGGCATCGATCTCCCCGGGGTTCGCCGGACCGGCCGCAAGATCATCATAGCGGCACCAGACCAAAAACCCTGTCGTTTTTACGGCATCGATAGAGATCAGTGGATCTCGGATGTCACTGACAAGATAAGACTGTATACCGACCGACCCATCCTGCTCAGAGAGCGCGCCCGCGAGAGACAGCAAAGGGTGATCGCAGATCCTTTGTACCGTGTGCTCGCCGATGATGTGCATGCTCTTGTGACCTTTAATAGCAATGCCGCAGTGGAAAGCATCTTGGCAGGCGTACCGGCTTTCGTGCTGGCGCCTACACATGCAGCAGCTCCTGTGGGCAACGGCGATCTCAGCCAGATAGAATCACCTTCGTGGCCAGATGCAGATAAATTATTGGCATGGGCCTGTCATCTGGCATATGGACAGTTCCATGTTCGTGAATTACGAGATGGCAGCGCCCTTAAAATTTTACAGGAAAACCAATGAAAATCGTAGCCAGCATGTCCAGTTGCGCCAACAACACTGAACGCATCGTGATGCGCAGTTTCTACGAAGGTATGCAGTTAAATTACTTCCAGCAATTCCAGACCAATTCGCTCAAAGCCCTGGCGCGCAACAACGGAGTGCATCTCGTGCTGGAATATGATGCCAACATAGGCGCCTGTGATGTGGCCATACAGTTTGGTGCTGCCAAAGATAGGTCAGCCGATCATCATCAGGCGCGTCAAAACATCCGGCAAAATGCCAAACATATCGTTTACATAGAAACGCCCGTGATTGGTCGACAGATCAACACCAAGAATGACTACGAGTACTACCGCATAGGCATCAATGGTTTCCTCAACGATCAGGGACTCTACCACACAACCAAAACTGATAGCACGAGATGTCTGGAGGTACGACAGAATCTGGATGTGCCAGAGTTTCCTGGATGGCGGGATCACAGCCGCGATGATATCTTGATATTGTTGCAACTGCCCGGCGATGCCAGCCTGCGTGGCCAGTCCATGTCTGAATGGTTGATAGATACTGTTGAGAATCTACGCGCTCGCACCAAAAGATCTATAGTGATACGCCTGCATCCTACCATGAGCGCCAAGTCCTTGTCAGAATTCATGGCGGAAATGGCACCCATGATCGTGAAAAATCACAGCAACATCCGGTGGAGCCTGGGTGGTCAGAGGTCACTGAAAGAGGATCTCAAAACCGCAGGTGTTGCAGTGACCTATGCCAGTGGCAGTGCCGTGGATGCGGTGCTTCAAGGTGTGCCAGTGATCGCGTGTGATTCCGGTTGTCTAGCATGGCCAGTAAGCGCACATCATCTAGACGGCTTTGAAAATCTGCAACCAGTGCCGTCGCATGAGGTCACGAGATGGATGGATGATCTGTGCATGACACAATGGACCGTGGTAGAGATGCGCCAGGGTCTGGTGTGGCAACATTATCAACCTATCATAGAAGATTTCGTCAGATCATGAAGATCGTAGCTTTCTTAGCCACGCTGCCTAGCAAGATGTTGTTGGCATGCAATCACGGGCAAGAAAAACCACAGACCCTGATAAAATTCATCGAGGGAGCGCGCATCTGCGGAGATCAGGCCCAGGTACATAGTGCCATGACATTGGAACCTTGCGATGTAGCCATGATGCTGGGGTGGGTACACGAAGATGGCAAGCGTGCACCACATCTGGCTTTCCGCCAGGCTCTATTGGATCAACAGCAACGATCCGGAGGCCGAGTGGTGATCGCGGACAGCAATCTTTTCCTATACAAGAACACTGCTAATCCTAAACATTATCTGAGATACAGTTTCGATGGCATCTTTCCCAGCACAGGAGAATATTGTGATCATGCACCAGATCGAGATCGATGGCAGACCGTGCAAACAGACATGAGTTTACGGTTGCAGCCATGGCGCACACAAGGTGATCACATCTTGCTGTGCCTGCAGCGGCAGGGCGGTTGGAGCATGCAAGGTCGCTCAGTGCTGGACTGGGCTGCCGACACCATACTGCAAATACGGCAACACACTGACCGACCCATCCGAGTGCGAACGCATCCTGGGGACAAAAAAGCGCAGTCCTATATCGGCAGTTTCAAACCAGTGGGACCGTTGCGCCGAGTGAGCTTGTCAGATCCTGCTGCCAGCCTGTTAGATGATCTACGTGGTTGTTGGGCAGTGGTCAATCACAACTCCAGCCCTGCAGTGGGTGCTGCCATCGAAGGCGTTCCGGTATTCGTCACCGATCCGGTGCAGAGCCAGGCACGTGAAGTGGCCAATACCACGCTCAGTCAGATTGAAACTCCCAATCTTCCGGATCGAGAGGCATGGGTTCAAAGGCTGGCTCAGTTCCACTGGAGCCACGAGGATCTGACATCAGGTCGTTGCTGGCAGCACATGCGTCAGTGGGTTCGTGGGTTTTGATCCAGATCTGGTCGTGTCTGGCAGCAGCCACAGGTTCATAGCCCAAAGGCTTCAATATGCTGTGGATCTTGTTCCTTACGGCAGTACCTTCCACCTCTAACATCAGCACAGGAGCACATCTCTTCAGTGTGATCAATGCACCTTGCAACACATAGGGTTCAAATCCCTGCACATCCATCTTGATCAGATCTGGCATGAGATCAAAATCGTCCAGTTTCATCACAGGCACAGTTTCTTGCCACACACCATCTTGGAGCGCGGCAAAATCTACCATGCTGTAGACTCCGCAGTTCCTGCTGGACTCCGGCATTGATATCTTGGCTGTGCCCGTGTGCTGGCCCAGGCCTACCTTGTGTATAGATATGTTGTCAAATCCGGCACAGTTCTGGCGGAGACAATCATACACAGTGGTGGTGGGTTCGAAACAGATCACCTGATCGAAATGCTCACTGAATCTGGTGGCAAACAGACCTATGTTGGCACCAATGTCCAGCACCAGAGATCTGGAGTCACAGTGCTCCAGTGCGAGATCCAGACTCGGTTGCTGATAACAGTTTTTGGGGTGCCGGTCTAGGAAGGATCGGAAATGATTGTCGGTGTCAGGCAGCGACCAGCCCAGGACATTCTGCACATCAGATCTCGCGATAGATGTCGTTGACCCTGGCGCCCCAATAGGCATCGGCTTCAATCACGGATCTCACAGAGTCCTGTTGGGTGCAGAGATCTGATGGCATCAACACCGGATGATCTAGGTCGGGTACCTGATCAGGATCGTAAAAGAACACATTCACGCAACTGCTGTCAAAGCCAAAATATCTGTAGCCACGGCCTTCCCACAGCGCGCGATACTTGGCCAGGCTTACACCGTGAAACCAGTGTTTGTTGTACACAAACTTGGGACGTCCGGGGGCAGGAGCTGCCCAGGGAAAACTGGCCTGCACAGTGGCGCCAAATCTGTGGTTGAACTCCAGGCACACTGTCTTGGGACGATATCCGTTGTCCAATGCCCATTGTGCCACTTCAAAGTCAAAACTGTCTATGTCCAGGCTAAAGAAATCCAGATCTCTAGGCACGTCCTGGAACGCTGCGTCGAACTTCGAGGGCTCCACATACATCATGCGATATTCAAAACAGTCCGGCAGCCGTATGTCTGGGTGCGGCTCTCGTGCACCATCGATACCGATGCCTGACCAACCCTGCTCCATGAGATTGCGGCTCATGTTTTCCTTGCCTGAACCCCAGCCTATCTCAAACACAAACCTATTGGGTGATCGGATCGCGGCAGTCATGATCTCAATGATGCCGTCTTCGCCGTGCTGGCTGTGGTGCTGTGATTCGTAGGGCAGTCGATATCTTTTCATGTTTTTACCTGGAACTTGGTCTTGCCTTTGTAGTGGCTGAAATACTCATGCAGCACCGTGGCCTTGATGGGAGTGCGCCGATCTCGATCAGGATGTAGGTTGTTGATGCGCACATCATTGCGCTCGGCCAGTCTCACACATTCGGCCATGACCCAGGTATCATGGCTCTTGCGGAATACTGCGCTGTTTCCTATCTCTCGCGTTTCGTATATTTCTCGGTATCTGCGCATGAACTCCGGTGCAAAAGCGTGCCGTTGATTGAAGGCATAGATGCAGGTTTCGGCGTTGTCAAAGAACAACTGAGCACCGTGTTCGTCCACTGCTGTGGCACGCGCATACATGTAGGCCAACAGGGTATCTTCTGGGATCAGGCTTTCCAGGAATGATCTAGGAACAGCCTTTTTGGTTTCTGTGTCGGCATCCAGATACATCAGGACATCTTCGGTCAAGGTTTCCGTGGCGCGCATCCAGGCATAGGCCTTGTAGGCAAACTTGCGTGTGTGATGCTCACCGCGCCAATCTAAAAAAGCCTGCAGCCTGGGACCCACTTCTGTGTACAGGTCCCGGGTGTGTAGGTTGGCGGCCTGGATCGGCAGATCGAATCCTTCGGTGTACACATACAAGGGAAAGTCTCGGGGCCAGTGCGCCACAAAGGTCTCCAGCATGTATCGACCTATGGCATCATAGTAGGCCCGATTCATGGTAGTGATAGCGGCAATGGTTCTCATAGGTTTATCAGTATGGCCTGATGTGTTTTCTTGCCGATGTATGGTCGGATGCGATCGATTATGCCGACCTGCTCAAGTGCTTCGCGCACCGACTCCATCTGGAAATCGTCAAACACTATTACCCCGCTGTCACGTACCATGCTGTAGTCATGCAGCACAGTTTCCGTGCTGTGGCCGCCGTCGATGTAGGCCAGATCCGCCCGTATGGGCTTGACAAAAGTCTCTGTGGTGAATCCACGATGCAGAGCAAAACGGAATCCTGGATGCACCAGGCCGATGGCAGCGAATCTGGCCTCAGCGATATCATAGGACCCGTGTCCTTTGCCGTTGATCTCTGTGAGATCGGTTTCTTCTGTGGCAGCGTCGAACAGATCGAAACCGTGATATTCCACATCTGGATGATACTGCAGGGCCTGCTGTGCCATGAAACAACCGCTGCGTCCGCGATGCGTGCCTGTTTCCACCAGCACGCGCGGATGGTACTGCTCGATCAGGGGTCCCAGGGTCTCGGTAAAAATGTAGTTCTTCATCCAGGTACTTATTGGCCAGGCACGGGCCAGCCTTGATATTGCAGGATCATTTCAGCACCTGCACCACTGGTCATCTCCTGTTGGGTAAACTGAGTCCAGGCCATGTGTTCGTGCCATTCTGCTCGGCCCGCGGGTTCGATGGGATCTTGCCAGTTTGACAGATCTCGATCACAGCAGGTCCAGGTAGGGCACGGACCCAGGCTTATGACCTTTTTGCCGTAATAGAACGCTTCAGCAGTGATGGCCGATCCCCAACTGACCACCAGATCGGCCCAGTCTAGATCCTGCCAGAGATCAGCATAGCGACCTTTCTTGCCTTTGCGATTGTCGTACTTCCATCGATAACGAACTTCTACTGACTTGTCTGCGAAAAACTCAGCCTGTTCTTGCGCCCATTGCTGTGCATCGATGCCGTGCCAGAACCACAGCAGTTTGCCCGGTGGCGCGATCAACACACGGCGGATCTCGCGCACTTTCCAGGCGTGCCGCGGGATGTTCAGCAAAGGAAAACGCTCGTGCGAGCGCTGACCCCAGCGTGTGCAGGCGTACCCGTTGATGGAAAACCGTCGAGCACCATAGGTGTATTGCTTGGCCCAGCCTCCTAGGTGCGGACGATTCATGGCTATCACGGGCCTCTGTCGGTCTATCCAGTCCATGATCCAACTAGTGGCCATGTTTGAGTACACCAACAATGGTATGGCAGGATCCAGATCCTCCAGCCTGGCTTGCATGCGGAACTCATCCACCACGGGTAGCCATTGCGCACGATCCGTCTCTGTGGTCAGACCCTCAAGGCCTTGCAGCACTCTCATGCGGCCCAGTATCCGTGCGATCTTGGTGCTACGAGATCTTTGTGTTTGCTGCGCCCCAGGGCCTTGCGTTCGCCCTTGAGATGGTCCAGGTAGTCTGCCCACTCGACGTTCACAAGAGGATGACCTTCACCCATGGTGAGATGTTCGCTCCAGTTCAACTGTTGCCACCCGGGATGGCGCTGCTGTATCAAGGCACGCTTGGTGTCAAACACCCAGCAGTCGTGCCATTCAGACAGCGTAAACAGGTCAGTATCAGCATTGTCATAGCAGGCCTGCATCTGGTCGATCAGTTCTCGCGTGGGCTGCTGCCGGAGGTTCAAGGCATAAAGCCCTGTCTCGGTAAATTTTTTCTTGCGGCCGAGATAGGCCACACCCACTGATTCCGGTGCCATGCGATCGATGAATGCATGAGTTATGGGGCTGTGACACACCATGTCCGCATCCATCCAGAACAGGAGATCAGCGCCGCTGGTGCGTGCGGCATGGCAAATGGCATAGACCTTGTGGCTGAATCGGATGGCATCCCATCGGAATCCCATGCCCGGAATTTTTTTGCCACCATTGCCAGGGCCAAATGCTGTTTCGCCGCGATAGCGGGGATTTGAACCATATCGATCCTTGAATCTCACAAGATCGGGGCAAGCAGTTTCCAGATCCAATATCCGCACATTGGGGGCGGACTCTTCTACCGGGGTTCGTTCTGCGTACACATGCAAGGTAATGTCTTGGGGCCAATTGGCCATGAACGTCTGTATCATGCGCTGGCCATATCTATGATATCCATCTTCATGGAAGGTAGTTGCTACACTGATTTTACGGCTCATGCTGATCCTTATAATTACTGTATGACCTATTTACTCCTATGAAATTTGGCATATTTGATAACTTCGGCGCTAAAAACAGCGTACCAATATTTGCCGCATTCAGGCAAGGGCTTGATGCCTTGGGCTTCTCACATCGTTCGCACCATCTGGATGCTGATGTAGCAGTGATCTGGAGCGTGGTCTGGGCTGGCAGGATGAAGCCTAACTTTGAGATCTGGCAGCATTTCCGCGCCCGGGGCCGCCCTGTGATAGTGCTGGAGGTGGGCATGCTGGACAGAGGTCGCACCTGGAAGATGGCTGTCAACGGCACCGGTTCCTATGCCTATCACGGGCACGGCCTCGATCTAGATAGGCCACGCAAGTTAGGTATCCAGGCGCAGCCATGGCGCCAATCGGGAGATCACATCGTGGTATGCGCCCAACGCACTGACAGCCTGCAATGGCAGGCACAGCCAGACATCACTGGATGGTTGATCAATCTCAGAGATCGTGTAAGGATGTATACGCAACGGCCCTTGGTGCTGAGATCGCACCCTAGACAGAGGGTACCAGAGATGGCAGGCTTCGACGTCGATCTGCCTCTATCCATTCCAGGCAGTTATGACAGTTTTGATCTAGAGCGTGGCATGGAAGGGGCCTGGGCCGTGATCAATCACAACAGTAGTCCGGGTATCCAATCCATCCTGCAAGGTGTGCCTGCTTTCGTTGATGCATCTAGCCTAGCAGCACCAGTGGCCAATCTTGATTTGGCCGATATAGAATCACCGGCCATGCCCGATCGTGGCACCTGGTTGATACAGTTGTGCCACACCGAGTGGCGACCAGAAGAGATCGCCACTGGTTGGCCTATAGAAAGATTGTTACCGGGGCTGTAGTCGGGCCAGATCCGCGTCTACCATGTCCCGGATCATGGTCTCGAAAGATGTGCGTGGTTGCCATCCCAACATGTCTCGTATCTCATCGGTATCGGCGCGTAGAGCATGTAATTCGGCTGGTCGCTTGTATCTAGGATCGGATCCAACCAGATGCTGCCAATCTTCGATGCCCGCATGACGGAAGGCTATATCGCACACGTCGCGAATGCTGTGTTGCACACCAGTGCCCAGCACATAGTCACGCGGTTCCGGCTGTTGCAGCATCATCCACATGGCCTCAACGAAATCTCCAGCAAAGCCCCAGTCGCGTTGTGCGTCAAGATTGCCCAGAGTGATCTTGTCTTGTAATCCCAGCCGGATGCGTGCTACTCCATCGGTGATCTTGCGAGTGACAAATTCGCGGCCACGCAGGGGTGATTCGTGATTGAACAGCACTCCAGAACAGGCATAGAGGCTGTAACTTTCTCGGAAATTCACAGTGATCCAGTGTGCGTATAACTTGCTCACACCATAAGGACTGCGAGGTCGGAATGGAGTTGTCATGCCTTGACGGGTCTCTCCTGTGCTGTTGCCAAACATTTCGCTGGTGCTGGCCTGGTAAAATTTGGTAGACGGGCTGTGTGTCCTGATCGCATTCAGGAGGTTCAAAGGGCCCATGGCGTTGACTTCGGTGGTGAGCTTGTTCATGTCCCAACTGATGCCCACGAAACTTTGTGCGGCGAGATTGTAGCACTCTTGGGGCCGGAGGCTGCGGATGATGTGATTCATGGAGTTTTCATCTGTGAGATCCCCGGTGATAAGCTCGACTTTGTCTTCGATGCCTAGCCAACGCAGGTTGTCCAGATTGGGATTGCTGTAGCGTTTGACCAGCCCATACACGTGGTAATCGCGCTCCAGCAAGAATCGGGCCAGATATGGTCCGTCTTGACCGGTCATTCCAGTTACGAATGCTGTTTTTTTCATGCACTGCCTCCTTGATACTGTTATGTATCAAGGATGTCCGTGCCAGGTGATACTTTTATCTATCCAAGGCAACACCAGATCCTGCTGGCGCAGATAACCGTGTCGTTGGATACATTTCGCTGCGCTGTCAGGCAACAAATTCCTATCACACAGATCATACCAACGGGTCTGTCGCGGGTCTACCGGTTCTTGATCGCTCCTATAAACGATGGCTGTGATCCAAGGATCTCCTGTGAGTTTCTGGAAGAACCCCGATGCACAATCCCATCCTGATACTGCCAACACGTGGATGAGATTGACCAAGGTCCAATGCCAGTAGCAACCATCAGCCTGTTCAAACTGTTCGCGGTTGAGATAGAGACTGGTAGTCTGTGGAACAGTGATTACCAACATGGCGCCAGCAGTGGCTATGTCTCTCCATTGCCGCAGGGTACGAAAAGGATCCTGCACGTATTGGAATGCATCGTGACACCAGATCACATCAAAGCGACGTTTATGGGCCCGGATAGGTTCTTCGAAATCCTGCGACAGATAACTGACGTATTTGTGTTGGCTGGTGCTTGCACAGGACTCATGCAGATCAATGCCCATGCATCTGATGTTCAAGGGACGTGGATTGGCATCTCGTGTGGTTCTGGTAGCCCACCACAGCATGTCTAGCCCTGTGCCGCATCCCATATCGATCACATGTTCGATGCTCTGCATGAAGTCGTCGAACTGATAGAGAGTTTCCAGAGTGCCTAAACTGTGTGCATGGCTGGCTTGGGGCGAACCAAATCTGATCATACCTGTATGTCTTCCATGCCTGCCGTGCGCAATCTCACGATGTGTCCGCTCATCCAGGATTTCGAATCCAGGCCTTTCATGATTCCCAACCAGCGATTGCGCAAAAATGCCACTTCGTTGATGATGGTTTCAAAATCTATGACCTCATCCTCGCCATCTACATATTTTTCTGCATCTCTACTGGTAAGACTTCTGGCATAGGCTTCAAGATATTTTTGGAAATGCCTGCGACGTATCTTTCTCAACTGTATGTTGAGATAGTTAAGGATGGCTTCGATTTCTTGCAGTTGGTTGAATCGGTGTTCGGTGACGCCTGGAAGGTCCTTGATGTTGCGTTCTACCAGGCCGCCGATGCGACATTCCTTTTTGGCTTCCTCGAGTTCGCGCTCATAGTGCGCGATGAAGTCTGGAATAGCGCCAAGATTGGCAGTCACACGACTATACCACATTGCATTGCCTAAAATAACTGTCGAGCCATCTAAAGGTAGATTTCCAATCTGTTTTTCTGCGTCTATCTATCTCATCTAGGTATAATTTGAGATTTCGTTGTTCTGTCAGATTCTCATGACCGTGGTTCAATCTGGATTTGATTCCTTGCATATATGCAATACTTGTTTGTTCCCACCGGTCAGATCTGGACATGAGAGAGATTGTATGATCAAGGTATTCATTAAAATATCCTTGACCAAAAATTTCAGGATGTAAATGAGGTCTGCCATCCACTAATCCAAAAGCGTGAAATATGGATCTGTGTTTTCTAACGCCATTTATATAAGTCAGTAGATCTGGCAGGGTGCGCAAGGTCAATGATGTGATCACATTGTTTATTTTAATGTAAATCCATTTGTGTTGAGCTAAGAATTCAAAATTATCAGTCCATCTTTGCAAATCAATACCATACCTAACATATTCCTGTTCAGGTCCTAGACAATCGATACTGGCAGTGATATCCAGACGTTTGATGTGTTTTCTTGCCAGTAACCATTTCATTTTTTCAACAAAATCCTCAAGCACCGACCTTGACACCATGAGATTGCTCACCACAGTAAACTCTAGATCAGGATTTTTTTTTGACGCAATAAAATCTACCAGTCGAAAGAATTCTTTTTGATAGAATGGTTCTCCGCCAAGCACATTTAGTTTTCGAAGTTGGTTATACTTCGAATCGAGATAATCAAAAAATTTGTCAAGCAATTCTTGATAATTTGTTTCAAATTCAAGTTTGGGAATCATGCGCGATGAGTCTTTGATACCTGTGATAGCATATCCAAACTTTGTGTTTTCTTTGAGAATCCTTGTGCTGTTTGACTCATCGCAATAAATGCAGGCAAGATTGCATCGGTTGTTGATAAAAACTTCTAATATGCGGGGTGTCACATGGGTAGCCAATGAATCTACATCGAGTTCTGCAGGATACATGTCTGGTTCCTGCAGATGCAAGATCCTGTCACTGACTCCTCCTGCTTTTTCGATTTGTTCACAGTATTGGCAACCTTGCTGTGGGAAAACACCTTGCATTTGTAATTCCCGATGCTGTACCCATGTAGGATGATTATGGATATCATTAAAATTTTCAGTAGTCAGCTTGACAGGTGCAACTCTATGGCATACCGCCGACGATGCTTCGGCTAATCTTAGGGTATTCCAGGTCCATTTCAATTGACATGCCACACCTTGTTTGATCGGAAAAAACTTCTGATCAGCCATTGACTTCAATCGTCTTCAAGATCTTCAAATTCATCTTCGGTGTCATCTTCTTCAACATCGTCGAGATAACTCTGCAAGGCTCGCTTCACATCTGCATCGCCTTTGAACGCGGAACGTATGTCCTCGGCATTGTAATCATTATCAATCAAGACATTCACTAACAAATCAGCAGCCTCGGCTCGATCTGGCGTGCTCAAAAACCTACGTAACTCGGTCCATATATCATAGGCCACATCAACAGACATCTTTATTCCTCCTCGGATGAGACTTCGGCTGTACTTACCTCTACCGCTTGTTTTTGGAAGTCTGCCATCACCCGATCCAGACACCCTGCTTCGTTGGTTTCCCAAGCCTTGCGAAACTGTTTGATGATCTCGCCATCCGAAGTGGTAAATGCCAGACGGTTGCCATCCTTTTTCAAAAGACCTTTTTTCTCGGCTAGATCCACCAGGCCGCTGTAGGGACTCATGCCCGTAGAATACGGGATCTTGACCTGCACACCTTCAAACGGTTTGGCATAGCGTGTTTTCATGACCTTGCAGGCCGACCTGATGCCCATGACGTCCGAGATCTTGTTGCCGTCCTCGTCTTCTTTTAATTTCAACTTCTTCATGGCCACCACGATTGATGAAGCATAGATGAAGCCTTGTCCACCCGAGATCTTGTCATCAGGATCGAACATGTCCTGACTGGCATAGGTATGGTTTGTACACACCATGCCCACACCGTAGGCACCAAACATGTTAACACAGTTACGAACCAAGGCCGTGAGGCTCTTGGCCTTGCGACCCAGGTCACCTTTCATGTCGCCGGCTTCAAACTGGTTCACATCAGTGGGTGTAAGCAGCATGCCCACCGAATCGATCACAAACAACACCTTGGGACGCTCACCGTCCGGCAGGCTCTTGTAGTCTGCCATGAATGTGGAGATGGTCTTGGCCACATCGTCTACCATGGCCATGCTCAGTTTCAAAAGCTTGCTTTCATCTGTCGATACGCCCAGGGCATGCAACCAGGTCTCATCCAGCGCATTCTCTGTGTCGATCAACACCACAAAGATGCCCTGTTCCTGGGCATGTCGCACGATATTACCTGAGCAGATGTAGCTCTTGCCTGCGCCACTTTCACCGGCGAACACAGTGACCTTGCCTAATGGAATGCCTCGGTTGAAGTCTCCCGAGATTAAATAGTTGAGAGCATAGTTTCCGGTACTGATCCAGTCTGTGGGATCGTTGAATCCGATGCTCAATCCATCGATTGATTTGGTGATTTCTTTTCTAAACTTTGAAACATCAAAGGGTTTTGCCATATCTACTTTCCTTTGTAAATAATTTGAGCTATCTGGGGATGAGTCTTAGATAAATCTTCATGTCTTATGGTATCCAGTTCCTTCATGAAATTTGCCAACTCAACGTTACGATTGTTTGATCCAATATTTTTTTCTAGCATTTCAATGATTGGAACTATATTATACTTGATCAATTTGTTTTTGTCAATTTGATTCAGTTTATCAATGACCAATTTGGTCAATTCTGTGTTCATGCTGGTTATGCTCATAAACTCCGGTGTTTGCAGCAGGTTGAAAACAAGACGATTTAGATTTTTGGTTTCAAACCAATGCAACAGTTCTCCGAGATAGAATACGTTTTGAACATTGACTGTGGTGAAAACACTCAAGATCATGTTAGGCAGTTTGTGACTGATAAAACGATCTAGATTGTTATCAATTTCTTTCCATGAACCTCCCCTTTCTAATTGGAATCTATCTTCAATATTATCTATGCTGAAGGCGATATCTATCTCTCGGAATTGTTGCCATTTCGCAAATAATTTTTCAGGATAAACAGAACCATTGGTATTGTAGTGCAGTCTTACTTTATTTGAAAAATTACGCTCTATTAAAAAATCAATGAAAGATTCATGCTGCTTGATCAAAAAAGGTTCACCGCCGAAAAAATCTATGTTTACCAGATTAGGAGCTAACAGTTCAAAGGACTGCCATATTTTATGATCGCCAGACCATTTTCCTTTGGCATTTAAAGATTTTAAATCGATGGTTTTCTGCCGATATTTTGTCATTTCTTCGGCGATACGAGAACTGGAAAAAGGATTGCATATGCGACATTTGAAATTGCAAAGATTGCCCATCTTGATGTCAAGACTTATCAAGTTATCAATCAATTCGGCATTTTCAATTTCTAACAAATCCAAGTGCGACGAAATATGATCGGTAAACCAGGTGCGATTGGACTCGCCGTGTGTTTGCTCTTTGTACCAGCAGCTCGTGCAACCATCGGGCCTCTCACCATTCACAAATTGTGTTCGGAGATCAATCAGATACTGACTGGTGTAAACATCTGCTATGGTATCTTGATTTATATTGTACGGTTGACCATCGGGCTTACGGATCGCTTCTTTGTATACACAGCAGGGTCGGAATTCCCCAATGGAAGATATTTCAAGATGAGCCCATGGACTATAACAAAAAGACTCTGGTAAATTCAATAGCTCATTGACATCACACGGTTGAGCTTCGTCGATGAAATTTATGTCCAGATTCGAAAAAATTTGATTATCTCTGCTGTGAAGAGATCTAGCCAATTCCAACTCTTCATGGTCAATTTTTGGTGCGCAAAGCAAAATAAAAAAATTAGAAATATCTATTTGCCAGACACATTTTTGCAGGTGATTAAGAAGATCCCTTGAAATCGAGGCTCGACTGAATAACACTATTCTTTCGTTGGAATCAAACGATTCTTTGTACCAGCTTTTTAACAGCCCGACCAAAGTTTTTCGAGGTTGAGATTTCAACCAATCTAGATCTATAACGCCAACTGTTTTGAAGTCGAAGGTAGACTCTAGATACTTCGCTAGATCCAAAGAATGTATAGACACGAGCTGCGACATTTGTTTTGGTCAACCCCTTTTGAAGGGGTTGACTTTGCAGTTCAAAATTAAGACTTGTTCTGACGTGCGCGGATCATGGCCAGGATGTCTTGCGCATTCTGACTACCGGCAGCAGGTTTAGCTACAGGCGCTGTGGCTACCGGAGCATCGTCCTCGTCAAAACTGCTCACAGCAGGCGCCGCTTTTGCTACAGGGGTGACCGACACCGGTGCTGCCTCCTCATCTACAACGGGCGCCGATGAAGATGAAGCAGATGGAGCCGCTACGCCGGCCGGTCGAAAGTATTGACCCCAACGATCGGGATCATAGGATTGTCCGTCTACCGAAGCCTCAAACATCTCTTTCATCACACGCAGTTCCACTTCGGTGGGCTTCTTGGGCAGGAACTCGTTCAAGGTAAACAGCCCATGTTGTGCCAGGGCCGCTTGTTCGGCTTCGGTCAAGGCTGTTTCCTTGCGGCTCCATTTGGAAGTGCTGTAATCAGCATAGCCGCCCTTGGAAGTCTTGGTGATGCGGAAGTCCAGACCACGCATGAGATCGGTTGGCAGTTCTTCCAGTTCAGGATCCATGAGAGCGGACTTGATCAGGGTGAAGATCTGGGGACCGATGATGAAGCGCCGGATGGGGTTTTCTGGAGTCTTGTCATCGGCCAGTGGATTCTCGCGCACGAAACCCTGCATGATGTAGGAGCGCTTCTTCCAGTATTTGCGACCCATATCCTCAAGACTCTTGTCTTTGAACCAGGTACGCACTTCGGCCAGGATCGGGCAGGCTTCGCCCCACATCTCTACGCAGGGCACTTGTACCTGCACCTGTTTGGAGTCCATTTCGCCCTTGACACCTGCGAATGGCAGTTTGATCATGGCGCGTTCGGCCCAGAAGAATGTATTTTTTCCGTCACCGTCTGGCAGGAAACGCAGCACTGCTGAGTGTCCTTCGTCCATGTTCCAGTGTGGGTAAATCGCGTTGTCGCCGCCCGTGGATTGACCGCCTTTGTTGGACTCTGCGGCTTGGAGTCGAGCGCGGATTTCTGCTAAAGATGCCATAATTGAAATTTCCTTTCGTTGCCTATGGTTGGTACTTGCCTAGTGTACTGCTTGCCTATTGCGTACACTGATTACAGTATACACATCTTTATTTAGCGAAGTCAAACAAAAATCAAATTATTTTTGCCGTATTTCCATGTAGTAGATCTGTGTAGGACCTTGCGTATCAAAATGCGATGGACTTGTAAAATAGGCTGTGATCCGGAGTCCGGCTCTTTGGATCATGTCCTGCCATTCCGCCGGCCCCAAGAGGCTACCGGCTTGGTTTTCCTGCATCAGGATCGTGGAATCTGGGTGCATGTGCTGCCTGATATGATTGTAAAATTCACGGTGGATGCGCCAATCCTGATCCACAGCGATGCGCTGATAGTTGGCATCACCGGGGCATTCCAGATAGTGTGGTGGATTGGCCACGATGAGATCAAACTTTTCGTCGGATGGCAACTGCGCGATCTGATCGCAACAGTAAAAAGTGGTCTGCGCTGCCACTTGATTCCGCGTCGTGGTTTCACGGATAGAGTCTGCCACAGGCACATGGCTATCCATCAGCACCAAATGTTCGCATAAATTATTTGCCAACAGAGCAAAACCAATGAATCCCGGACCAGAGCACCATTCCAGACAGCGACCAAAACGTCGGCCATAGCGTTGTTGTATCACAGTGACATATTCTTGACCGAACCAGGTACCACCTCCATCTTCGTTGCTGTTGTGGCTCACAGTGAATCCAGGATGTCCTGTTATCTCGAATTGTATCATCACAGTCTCACAGCGGGTCGATTTGGTTGGCACCAGTCTCGTCGACCCGATCTTAAATCTTGATCCCATTCGGCCATCCAGGCAGCATGATCTGGATCACCAAGATCAGGCGCCACTAGATCTATGTAACGTACATGTTCCAGAGGAGTAGGATGGAAATCTCTGCGCCGACTGTCATGGCTGTCGGGAATGCCATCACCGGTGAACCAGGATCCCCCAAACACTGTGTCTAACACACTGGGCTGCATGAGATCTATCACTGACCGGTAAAGATCGCGCACATCTTGATCTGTCTGTGTGGGCCGGTCTGGATTTTCGCCCAGTTCGTTATCGCTGTTGGTACGATCAAAAGGCACCATGGAAAACCAGCGCCAGGCGCAGTGCCAGTGCTCCAGCAACTGTTCACAGGCAGCCATGGTGGCCAGATCGCGTATGAGATAGCCGCGCTCACAGGCGAATCTGCGCACATAATCTGTGCCCAGTTCCGAACCCCAATACACGTTTCCACCTTCCAGCCATCGATCACCCACGTATCGGTCTTCTCTGCTGGTATTGGTCCACATGATCAAAACCAGATCACCCGGCCCCAGCCTGTTCCTTTGGTTGCATTCGATCAGGCTGTTGAAGATGTAGGTGTTGCCGGCACCACACAGTCCCCAGTTTTCATAGTGCGCGAAGCCGCGTCCCACATAGTCTGCCCAGGTAGGCCAGCGCCAGTACTGGGTGAAACTGCAGCCAAATGTGAACAGTCTAGTCATACCAATCGCTGCACTTCTCTGGCATGGTGCCAGGTCTGGGCCTGTTGCCAGATCGGATCTGGCACAGCGATACCTTGATCCCGGAACCAGGATCGACCGATCACAGTGTCTCGCTGATACGAGTGTAGGAATATGCCATTGCATCCATTCACTTTGTATAGATCCACATCGGTCTGATATCCCGAGCCAAGTTCATGATAAGGTAACTGTTGGCCCAGCACCATCTGGCGGAAACATTCTATCAGTTCCCATTCTGACATCACCCAGCGTGTGGGCGGGTCTATGTCGGCCACTATGGTCTGGTCCTGGAACCACCCAAGGTGCAGATCAACGAAATTACCATGAAATCTCGACTCCACATGATCTCGCAAGGCCTGCAACAGATCTCGATCAAGATGCCGGAACGGCACAGGACTGGTTATCACAGGTTGATCCTGATCATGCATGATGCCTTGATCGGTTCCGAGCGCACCGCGCACATAGTTTATGCACATCTGGCTCCAGCGACTGGTGGCATCATAGCGTCTGGATATGGGCACTCGGTCCTGCACATCACATCTTGACCGAAATATAACATCACCATCCACAACGAACCACTGGGTGCCTGGCAGGATCTGATCTATGGTAAGTTTGATCAACTGCTGACGCCACCAGCCTGCTACGCAGTCTCGGATCTGGGGCAATGCACTGACAGGCATGACCGGATACAGATCACCAAGATACTGGCGTAGATCTGACACATATCCAGACCAAGGTTCGCACTGCACATCATCTGCTATCACAGTGATACGGTCGGTGCATTCAGGGTAATAGTGCAGCAGGCTCTGGATGCAGAGTGCTGTCTGAAAAAAATGACCGGGAAATGTCAGTACCGCAGTGTTCACTGACCCAGTGCCAGTTTCCTGACTGCGGTTAAATCTCGCTCCACGCTTTCTGAACTCATGTTGGATGGACGGGTCATCATCACACCGTCCACATCTAAATCTTCCTGCTGCACAGGTTCGGCCACGGGTTGCCGGTCGGTGAGGATGTTGTCGAGACCCAGTTGTCGGAGACGGCGCTGGATCGCAGGACGAGCATCGGCATTGGCATCCATCTGGGCCAGTTCTGCCAGTTCATCAAACAGGGCATCGTCGCCAAGGAGGTCGTACAGTTGTTCTGTGGCATTGGTGGCGTCAGGTCCCACGGGCAAAGGTTCTGCCATGAGTTCCTTGAGCCGGGCGATCTCTTCTGGTCCTTCTGGCAGGGCCCAGGTACCTTCCACAAGATTGTTGGCCCAGGATTCAAACTGCCGGGCTTCATCCAGATCGGAATCATCCGAGGACAGTGCGTCTACTGCCATGGGTATGGCTATACGAGCCAGGATGGGCAGGGCCTCTTCTATGCGCTGATCCAGGCTGTTTTCTATGAACATGTCGCGGATGGCTTCCACGGTGACTTCACTGTCGGTGAACTGAGCAGGATCAAACTGTTCGCGCTCTTCTCGGTAGCCGCGCTGGCTGATCATCCTCTTGGCCTTGGCTTTGAGATCCTGATAGTGTCTCACAGCAGATTCCGTCATGGCACGGGCTTCACCTTCGAAAGCGCGTCCACGGGCAGCACGCACGAAACGGCTCATGGTGGCCATCTCTGCTATGATCTCTGTGATGTGCTGGCCGAAAGCATCGTAGGGTGTGCCACCTTCGGCCACATGGCGCGCCAGCATCTTGCCGTGCATGAGGCTGCGGCTGGGCACACGGAATCGCTCTCCGTCTGCAGTTTCCACGAACAGGCTTTCAATGTGGCGATAGCGTTTGTCGCCTTCGCCCAAGGTGCGATCATGGCGTATCACCAACTTGGTCTTCTTGGGTTGGTCGCTGTAACTCATCTTGCGCGTGCCGTAGTAGCCTTCGAAAAGACCTTCTTTTATGGCTGCCATGCCCTGCATGGTGTACTTGAGACGGTTTAGGTTGTTGAGTTCGAAACTCAAGAGATTGCGAGTGGCGAACGATTTCATCTGCTCCAGGAACTGATACCAGTCTCGGCGATCTTCTGACTCCATGCTTCGACCTAGGTTGTCGCCGTAATAAACTTCCAGTTCTTGATCCGCGCCCAGCAGCACCACAACGGTGCCATAGTTCTTGTTCTCGGTCTTCCAGTCGAAACTGAACAGTTCGGCCTGGGAGGGATCCGTCACGGCTTTGCCCGAACTGTCCAGGATTTCTGGATCAAAATCACGGGTAACCAGGAGATCGTACAGTGCAGTTGAGGCGTTGTTTTCCATATCTGTTATTTATGCTGGGCCAGTGCTAGATCATGGTCATGACGAATGGCAAGGGTTCGATCATGGTGGCGTGATCGCGCATCTGCCGATCCAGTTCTGGATGGTAGTCCTGCAGGGTCTGCAGCATGCGCACCACCAGCACAGTGGCCATGACGAGATCATCAGTTTCGCCGGGCTTGGCAGCATAACTGGTGCCGTGCGCCACGAAAGTCTTGAGTTCGCTGATCAGGCTACGGCTGTGTATTTTAAGGCGATTGCTCTCGATCATGTGCTTGAGTTTGGCGCAGGCCGACAGTTTGGGCTTGTGGCTGGTGTTGAATCCCTTGCGGCCACGACCGGTTTCTGAAAGGAAGTAGCCGCGGATGTTTTCTTCGCCGAACTCTGAGATGCTGAGCAGGGCTGCCTCGCCGATGGAGTTGTTTTCCACGGTGTAGTAGATGCTTTTGTCGTCGCGCGTGATGTCGTAGATATGTTGGATTATGTTGCTCATGATGCGGATCTGCGTGGGTATGTCAGTGCGGTTGTGCCGCCACTCCGCTACCTGCTCTGTGCCATTGGCTTCGAACACTTGTATGGCAGCAGGATCGCCTCCGGTGCCCAGACTGGGATCCAGCCCCACGCAGTAGATCCGGCCTGATTCTGGCCGCCGGAACCAACGAACTTCGCCGGTCTTGAACTCGGGTTCGCGCGCCACTAGATCTATCAGTTTGGCCGGTGCTATCAAGGTCTCGTCATTGATGATGAACTCGCAGTCCATCTCTCGCCGGAAACGATCTGTGCCCAGGGCCGCGCGCTGCTGTTGTGCCCAGGTTTCGTCTCGATCAGGGTGTTCGTGCCAGAAACTGCGATAGGCTCGGAATCCGTTCTGTCCTACCTCGGTGGGATTGCCATATTCATCCTCGCAGCGATTTGCACCTTTCCAGAGCAGTGCAAACTGATCCTCGTCTGAGTTTGGCGTTGATGTGATGATGGCCTTACCACCAGTGGCCAGGGTGGGCGATATCGAAGTCCAGAACTCAGTGGCTATGGTAGGACGCACGAAAGCAAACTCGTCCGCATATAGGAGCGAGATTGACATGCCTCGACCGGTGTTTTCTGTGGTGGTGGCCGACACTATGCGGCTTCCATTGTCGAATGTGAGGCTGCCTTTGTTGTAGTCCACGGCACCGGCCCGGATGTGATCGGGCACTGACTCATAGGCATAGCGTATCCTCTGCATGATCTCCTGGCTGCCGGTGTATTTGTGTGCGGCTACCAGGATCGTCGAGTCAGGCACGAACATGGCATACCACAAGAGATAGCCCGCGGCAGATGTTGACTTGCCGGTCTGCCGGGGCATCATAGAGATCGAAAAACGATAGTTGTGATAGGTCTCGATCAGGCGCTTCTGATAGTCAAAGGGATGATACAGCATGCGACCGCGCGTGGGATGCTGTATGTAGAAGAAGTTGTCCATGAAGTACATGGGCCCGGTCACAGGATCAGCGCAGGCAGCAAACTCTCGGATCTGATCATCCGAGTACACTGTCGTGGTATGCGCTGGTTTGACCAGTACGACTTCTGACTTGGGCATTACTTGATGTCCATGGGCCTTCTGCGGCGACAGACGAAGATGTAGTATTGTTCCTTAACGGTGCCACGATCGTCTGCGAAGTTCACAGGAAACTCATATTCATGCCATTCAACATCAAATCCGGTGCGCTCCAGCAGACTCAACCACATCTGCCGACCCAGGATGCTGAAGTGATTGCGGTTACGTTCGTGCGTGAGTTCGCAGTCGGGCGCAGGTACTTCCACGTAGAGCACGCCGCCGGGTTTAAGCACGCGATTGTATTCGATCAAGGTGATGTAAGGAAACGGTGAATGTTCCAGGCTGTGACGGCAGAACAGGAGATCCACTGATTCGTCGGCGTCCGACAAGAAGTTCATGTCCCCGCGCACCAAGTCCCGATGACCTTTGCCCGCACAGAGAGCGAGGTCTTCTGCACTGAGAGTGATGCCACGCACTGTGGTGAATCCGCGTGCGCCCATGAGATCCAGGAAGTAACCGGGACCACAGCCCAGATCGCGGATCACGCTGGTTTTTGGCAGATCGAGAGGATCTATGAAGCGAGTGACCACGTCTTCGGTGATGGTGCGATGGAACGGCGAATCACCTTCGGCGTACACTGTGCCCAGCACGTGTTCGTAGTAAAACTTCAGTTTGAGTTGAGTGTTCATGATACGCTATTTACGAGCGCATCATTTGCGGAATGGCTTTTCGCCGGTGAGATAAGGTCTGCTGAACCAGGCGGCAAACCAGTCGGCGTCACCGGGTTGGATTCCTCTGCGTCTTATCTTTCTACTGAGTGCGGTTGCAGTTTTGGATATGTTGCTGCCAGCGGCAGGCTTACGAGGTTTAGTATAGACGCCGTAGCCAGGATCAGGCAGTACAAATTCTCGACTGCGCATTTATTGACACCATGACTGTTTGGCTTCGCCGTAGTATTCGCGTGCGAGCCCAGCGGCTATGAGACCGTGCCGCACGCTGATGCCATCCACCAGGATGTCGCCGATCACACGACCGCCAAACTTGTCCCATTTGTATAAAGTGACCTGGAACTTGGTGCCTGAGGCCACCAACGATTTTGTCCAGGCTGAGGCTTGCTCTCCACGCTGGCGTTCAGATTCACACTGCGCACGGTGACCTTTTTCCGGAGTGTCCACTCCCCAGATCCTCACGGCCAGTTCGGGCTTGAGCGGTGCGGGCAGAAAGCGTGCCGAGATCACGATGGTGTCACCATCTGATACGCGGATGATCTGGGTGTCATATGTGACGCCAGTGGGTTGTTTCTGCGCCGAGGCAGCGCCCATCATGACCAATACTGTGACGACTGCTGCGAAAACGGTTTTCATATTATGTCCATGCTCCTATTGACACATTGGCTCCGGTGGGCCCAATGGGCCAGATTTCTATGCTAGATCCAGCAGTAGTGATACTGCCTGCACCGGGCAGGCCAGTGAATCCAATTTGGGGGAACCATGTGCCACCTGTGGTCACATTGATCTTGCCTGTCACAGCCAGGCTGTAGTAGCCAGCACCGTTGAGTGCGCCACTGACTGTGACAGCAGTATCAAAGTTTGCGGTCAGGATGTTGCGCACAGCACTGGGAGTGGTCAGGGTGCCCAGAGCCGCGGCTGCCGTGGTCAGGGTATCATAGGTATGGCGTGCCAAGACGGCCGTGCCGCCCAGGGCGAATTGCAAAGAGATGTTGTTGGCAGTCTTGTTGATAGTGGCTATGATGCGATAGGCGTATCGGGTATTAGAACTCACATTGGTAGCAGCGCCCAGGAGGCTCTGCAGTGCAGTCTGATCCGTTAGTGCATAATCTGTGTTGATCACATAGATCTGTTCAGTGACAATGAGACCCCGTTCGTCGTCCTGCGGTGTGGCATAGAACACTGTGCCATCGTAGCTCATGGCACCGGGCTGTGGCACAGTGAGCAGGGTGCCTGGGGCGAATCTCAAGGGAGCGACATTGGCCGTGCCCGCCGTGAGATTCACAAAAGCGTTGACATTGCCGGCCGAAATGTTGCCGGTGGTAGATATCAAGCCCGTGGAGGATATGATGCCACCCGAACTCAGCAAGAGATTGCCACCGGAGATGTTGCCAGTGGCCTGTATAACATTGGCAAAGAAATTATCGCCCGAAAATGTGGCGGTGAGAGAAGCTGTGGTAGAATTTTCTGGCGTGGTGTAGACAGCGATGTTGGCACCGTAGTTGGTGCTGGTTTGATCGCCAGCGGCCACCCAGGAAAGGAACGCCGAAGGCAGAGGTGTGAATCCTGAATCTGTATATGGTGTTGATCCTACTACCAAAGTTTGCTGATCATCCAGCACCTGGGTCGGCGCTGAGGTATTGCCGTTGAATCTACGGCTCACATAGAAAGGCACATTGCCAATAGCGTCTAGCAACACAGCAGAGTATTTGTCATTGTTGCCGGTGATGTGGATCATGGCACCTTCGGACTGTGGTGTGAGAGCGTTGCCCGAAGCGCTGCCACGTATCTCTACTGCGCCGTTGGCAGCATCCGCCACGGGTGTGAGGATCAGGATCTGTCCGTCGTCGCGGGCAAGGAAAAACAAGTTATTGGGATCGGGTGGGAGACCGTTGGGCTTGTAGAAACCGATGTTGCCCACCAACTGTATCTCAGCCGAACCCTGCGTGGCCAGGATCATGTCCTCGTCCGAGTTCACGATGGTGAGTATGTTGTTGTTGGCCGTGAAGTTGCCAAACGAGAAAGACAAGTTGGCAGAGTCTATGGTTAGCAGGCCAGTGTTGGAAATATCTACGCCAGGACCGG